CTTACTTGCAAGGATGGTTTTGGGCCCCAAATGGTATGGGGATCAGGGGGCGGTTCGCTCACCTCCTTGGTTGTGCACTTTTGCACATTCCAACGAACACGTATTGCTGTGGGGGAGTCAGTGTGGCCACGCATCTTTGTCTCCTGGTGGCGCGTCCCACGTACTGTGTTGGTCACAATCGCTGATAGTAGCAACAGGCGACCGATGAGAGAAGGCACGCTCTACTTCCTCAGTGTGATGTGACTGATGGCAGAGAACGATGACACCCCACAGTTATAGCCAAGTTCCTGGCGCCTACCTTAGCACGTCTAAGCCTCAGCTTCATGTCATGATGTTTGTGACGTGCGCCGCGCAAGCGGCATTCGGTGCCCCCACTGGGGCCGCCGGCAGGGTTCCCGCCCTCGCCGGTGCAACCATGCTAGGGAGTGCTGGCATTCGTGCCACCATGACCGATCCTGTTGAGGTGTCTGCGGACCATACCTCGCAGGTCGGAGTGTTCGCGTCAGCAAGCGTACGAGATCCAACCTCAAGCGTTGGAGACTCCGGAACCCCAGCTCAGTCGGGAGACCGAGCCCAATGCACACCCACCATCTCTCATGGGCCCGTTCGTCAAAGCGCACGATGGACCGGCCGAGAAGCTTATGATGGTGCTGGTTATTGCACCTGTGATTGCGGATCTGTATGGTTGCAATATGGTGGCCCTCCGTTGTGTGGCGACTGCGTCATCAAGCATGCAACTCAATGTGGCTGCCAACGTTGTCAACCACCTTTGCGTTGGACCCCTGCGACGATTCCAACGCTCGTTGTAGCTACTCATCTCCCAATCCGTGTCGCTCGCGGTGTGAGCACACAGGAAGCAAACCTCCGCGAGCAAGCCAAACGACGTCAAGTCACTGTTAGAAATGCCATCATTCGCGCGTTCATCAATGCCATACCCCGACGACCTTATTCCGGGCGGCACATATTGACTCGTGCTGAATTGCAGACTCTGTTGTTAGCGGCTGGCATCGAGTCAAATCCTGGGCCGATTTTCACTTGGGCGTTTTGGACCTGTCTGTCCATGGTTGCGTGGCTCCCACTTCAAATATATGCGTGGGTCGCGCAACTCTACATCATTGCATGGTCTGCCGTTTTGGGCTTTACCCTAATCGCAGGGGCGGGGGGAGCCCTCGTGGGTTTGGCTTGTCGCCCAATATGGTGGAGTTATCCCATCTTTAGCGTATTGCTTTCATTGCGAGAGGCGCATGCTGGTCGATTTTCTAGCGCAATATACTCTCCAGCGAAAATGCTCGCCTACACCATGGTCCCTTGGTCTGTTTTGGCCGTGTACCACATAGCCCTCGGCGTGTTTCAGACCGTGGCACCTCGTTATGCTGCCTGCGCTTTTCACGCAGGCGACCATGTGTTCAATGCGTTCGATCGAGGAATCTCCGTTCTGATTGCACGCTATCAGAATTATCAGTCGTTAACCCACCAGAGTGATATCCCGCTCACACCTGCTCAGGCTTTGCGGGATGTTGGCAATTGGTTGGGGTCCGATGCGGTGTGGTTGGCCAGAACCTTGTCCCGCGTTTCTCTCAAGCTTCGACGTTATGCATGGCGTTCTAATGTCACGTGCATGCCCAACCAGGTGGGCACCGGAGCCGAGATGCAGACCCAATCCCATGATGCCCATGCGACGGAAATCGAAGACATTGAAGTTGATCCTCCTCTCCCTTCTGAAGTTGAGATGTCGGCCCCACCCGATGATGTTGACGCGACAGAAATAGAAGAAACTGATTCAGACTTTCCTCCTGCGATGGAAATTGAAGACATTCAGGTTGGATCTTTGCCTTTTTCTGAGCAACCAACGGGTGGTCGAGGGTATAATCGAACTACTGGCACACTGTTTTGGACCACAGAATTGTTCAAGAAATTGCAAAATAAGATGTCTTTTACCAATTGGGAATTAGTGGACCCCACTATTGCTGACACCGGACATTGCACACGTGACACATTGCGCTATGTGCATGCCCGTGAGGCCAGCGGCGAGCCACCAGCGTGGATAACAGACTTACCTAGTGGCGTGCGAGAAGGCGCCGTCATAACGCTGGTGAAACGGTTGGCTGATGAGATGGGGGCACCTGTTGGACTTGCCGCGCTGGATGTCAAAGGCGTCAACAATCGAATACAAGACGTGAAGATGACACACCTGATCCCAGCACCACAAGGTACCCCCACTGTGTTGATGCTGCGACGAGCCCAGCAGGTAACGCATACTGTTTTTGCCCAGTGGCACGCTGCAAAATCGTACGGTTGGGAGCGAACCACCCATGACAATTGGGACTCTGAGTCCGAGGATGATACGCCCGCCCCCCCTATGATTGGGGAGCCATCCTCGTCTGGGTCTTTGCCCACCGCTCCCCCACCCGTCGTAGTACTTGCCCCGCCTCATCGGACTGTACGAGCAAAGGGCAAATGGCGTGCCACCTCACCAAGGGTAATAATTGACAAACCAACTGTAAAGGAGATGGCTGTGCCTCGCGCAACAAAGCGACCACGCAAGGAATCCACCCACAAAATCACGCCCGCCCAGGCTGCGGAACTTGACGCCGTAGAAAAAGAGAGCGTGAGGAAGGCCCGCCTAATAACGATTGGCAGAGGACGAAAGCGAGTCACGCTTGAGGGCGAGGGGGGTGAGAGTGATGCGGAGGAAGAGTTCGACCCCCTGGCGCTGTATGCCTTGACCGGAGCCGTGCTGTCAACCAAATTGCGCGTTGCTTCACGCCGAACTGACAACGGTACTGAAAACCACACGGTGGTGGCCAATGGGCCCGTCGCTTGGACGGCTGTACCGCGTCCACCACATGATTACATTGACCCGTCAGAAAGATATACTTGCGTCGGAGAGCCCCCAAAAGACATTGTGATTTTTGAAGAGGTCGATGGCCGACTCATTAGTGAGAAGATTTTGGAACTAATGCGTAGTGCCGTTTCCGGCACTGTCCCAACTGAAACCACTTTATCGGGATGGGTGCGAATATTCAGTGCCGCATGGCAGAAGGAATGGTGGGAGTTGCCAGCCTTTTCCCGAGCCGCGTATCGAACCCTTTCCCCAAATACCGTCGTTCAACCAACTCTAATTCGTGTGATAGAAAACCATGTAGCGTCCACAACAAATGAGCTATTACCGATGGCAGAACGTCTAAATTCGGGTGTACCTAGCGCGCTGGATGATATGCGAACGGCAGTGGGTTTGACTTCCCACGCGCCACATTTGGCCACTAGTGTGGTTTCCGCTCTCCCCAAATCAATGCAGACTGTCTTGCGTTCAGACCCCCATTTGGATAGGGTCAAGACCCCCTTGACGTTGTTCACTTCGATGGCTCGCCTTTATGACGCGCGCAATGGCACTGCTTTTAATCAAGTTGTAACGGCAGGTTTGAATTCGTTCCAGAACCTCATGGACATGTGTTTGAACACACGAACAGGCGCGCGCTTAGATCGCTGTCCACACGGTCGCGCTCGGCCAAAGTGCTCACTGTGTCAAATCGTTGCTGAAGCCACAACAAATTATCTATCCATGGGCACTCACCTTCCTTTGTATGAAGCGCGTTTATCAACACGCGCTTCCATTTTCGCGGGAACGCCTCAACCGGAGTGGAAGGACATCGCT